GTTAAAAGGGATAGCTGAACTGCGGAAGCAATGACGTAGTATTAGCGACCAGATCCTGTAAGTAACCAACTTAAAAGATGGGTGATAAATCCATCCAAAGTTTCGGTATTACGAGGCAGACCCAATCCTAGACATTGCGTGGCAGCAGAGGGATGATTCATCATCAATACTCTACCGCGTAGGGAGGCTATGAACAGGTTGATTAGCAGACTCGTGCGAGGCTCGAGCCAAGTGCCTAGAAGAATACTAGGATAACCCTTGACAGCGCCAAAATTTTGCAAGTAATCAGCCATTCTCCTGAACAGCAGGACCAACATGCAGCTATTGACCGGAATTATAAGCACTTGAGTTAAAGACGAATTTCATAACCTCCATAATTTGAGCATAGCTCATCCTACGGGCTTTTGAAACCACATCTAAAAGGTAGAGAGAGTCAGTTTTGACTTCTACTTTACCTTTCTCAGCAAACTTAGGAATTTCCAGACATTCTTGCTCTGCAATCTGCTGTTTTCAGAACGCAAGTTCCTTAAACAGGTTATGTAGAGAAGCTTCTGCCAGATCAATAGAAAACCTACACAGGATATGATCAGCTTTCTTGAAGGACATAGGGTAGAATGCTTCCATAAAGAAGATTCTTAACCTATTTTTAAACCTTTCAGGAAGATGATCCAATGATGTACCAACATATTGATTATCAATCACTTTGGTGGTGTTATTGTACCCTCACTGATAGCTTATAAATCTATCGAGTGTTTGGGCAGCAATAGACTCATCAGATTTGTAACCTGGTGCAGGTATCGCAGATACAAGGTCAACATATCGGTCTTGAAGACGGATAATATGATGAATGATCAAGGATCTATAAAGAGAATCCTGATCATCAAAATATTCACCTTGTGACTCAATGGAATCAAAATAGTGAGAGAAATCCTTATCAACGGAGCGTATATATTGTAAAATTATATGACGCTGCTTGAAAGGGCTCAAACCTAAATTTGATGCTACTAAAGTCATAGGCTTATCCGGGTCAAGAACATTGGCAATCAATAAGTCCAGGTCTAACAACCCTCTCTCCACTAGGTGAGACAATAAACCTAACATAGGTTTGACCATCCGTGTCCGCATTAAGCGGGACTCACGATTAGCAATTAGTCATTGACTAAAAGCTGATGGATGTCCACGGCGGAGAGATCTTATTGATAGCTCCAATCTACCGAAAAAGTTATCACAATTAATGATATGACGGAAGGAATAGGGAGATAACTCCAAAGTTCCAACCGAAAAACGTTTTGTGAATTCCACGACCGGCTTGTTAGGTGATAAAACAGATTTACTCTTATTTATACTGACGCCTAAGGCATGCATGACTCTTGAATAAAGATCAGCTACCTTGGCGTCGAATAAGACTATATCGTCACCCAACAACTCATACGCTCCGAATCAGTCTGAACCACGAGTAACTCCCACTTTACGTGCACAAAACTGTACAATAAAGTGATGAGTTATTGCTAGCATCGCTCATGAGGATAAGGCTCCCATTGGTTGACCTACTTTGTATCTAAGGGAAGGGGTATCTAAATGAAACCTCTCCTGATCTCTACTCGAGATCACGTAATCCCTATCTACCAGTAGTGTCCCCCAACTGGTTCCAACTCCCTCTCCAAACACAGAATTCAAAATCTGAATCTGTAATGACAGAGGTAGTCGATCAGTTGCGGCAGACAAGTCATAACCAAAGGAACAGCCAAACTCCACTGCTTTCTCTTTTGCCCTTTTAAAAGAGGCTTCCTGATCAAACGTCCCATCATTTGGGAGCGTTTTAAGGAAACGAAAGAGGCAGTCATGAAGCGGTTTTAGCGCAGATTGCGTTCAAACATCCACCATTGCAAATACCCTGACCTTTCCAGCTGGTTCTATCTTAAAAGATAGTTTACCAAGATGGTCAACCAGGTCATTTGCTCACCTTACAACAACTCGTGAGGTATTCATACATATAGGAACAAACTTCTTATTTGTACGATACTCCACATCTTGTCCACTTATTCAAGTGGACTTAGAGTTGTCTTGGTAATGGTTGTATGCATCCCGGACCTGCAAACCTGATTCAAACTGTTTTAATAGTCGATCATTCTTCGTTAATCTCAGGAAGAGGAGGAGTGCGTCAGATAAAGAGTCAGTTAATAAAATTGACTGCATATCAGCGTATCACCCCATCCAAGAGATTTTTGCAGAGGGAGAGGACGTTTTGAGTGGAAGTAATCTTCCATCAGACACCTTCTTATCTGCATGATGAATAACCCACCTTTTGGGAGCATACCAGCCTAAGAACTTAGAAACCAACTCCAAAATCTCGGGATCCCCTATAAAGGGGTCCGAAATTGTTGAAAGTTTAGGTTTACTAGGTACTTTAAGGACTCGGTATATTCCTAGAAGAGAGATCCATAACTGGATTATCTTTCCTGAACCAGCACAGATATTATTTCTGTCCTGCTTCGAAAGGAAGTGTGGAAGACCTGATGTGCTTAATCTTGGAAGAGGTAAATCTGGTTCCAACTCTCTTAAAGAAGAGAATGGAGTCCCAGCTACTTTTTTCATGATAGCCATTTGACAGGCTTTCAGGTATTTAACTGTAAAATTTGGACCATGGTTCTTCGTCATCTTGACTAGGAACCTAGTTCAGTTGTTTAGCAGCCGTATACGGTTAGAGATAGCAGTTGAGCCAAGACATAGCGATATTAATCGTCATGCCTTAGACATCAACCACTTCAGGTTTTCGCCTGATAGTGACACCATGTAACCCTCTTTCTGCCATGCCCTGTCTAGCAAATTCATGTAATTGATCTTTGAAGTTTTACAGCTTCTTTGTTGATATTTCATGGTTTATTAGATTTTAAAGGCACGGAGGCGGTGGGAAACACTGAGTTGATCCCTCACGGGGTCTCAAAGTGTGTTCTCACTAACTTAATACATTGTTGACAACAACATATTTTTTAGTTAAAACCCCAAGATTCCTCACGGAATCAAAGGGTGGAATCAATAGATTCCGCCTTAGTTCAATACTAGAGAGTACCCATTTTATGGACTCTAGTTACCAACAAGTATCCCAGGTATTAACCTAAGGGAGGCATACTAGCT